CTGGCAAATTTAGAATAGGGATATTAGACATTTACCTGCACCCATGACTGTGTGGTCTCATCCCAAGTATACAGATTTCCGTCAGAAGGGTAAGGGGTGGGGGCTTGCCATTCGCATGTGTTTGTATCCAGCAACCAACTTGGAAACGGTTTCGGGGCGATAAACGCGTCAAGCACGGCATCATATGTGTAGCCCACTCCCGCATAGTTTTTGCGGAAATTAGCGTTGTAGGATGTCTGTTTCCAGTTTGTATAGCCGCCAGACCATTCCGTCAAAAACGCAACACCTACAGGCTCGCTTTCTGGAAAGGGCAGATTGTTCAGCGTTTCATTGTTGACAACATTAACGTCAATAACGGTCCCCTGTTCATCCAGTTTTGCAAAATGTGCCATATGTCACCTTATGGAGTAATTGAACCGTTGGCATTGAATGTGTAGATGGTTCTGCCGCCAGATGTGGTTACAGTTGGAGACCCAGTTGTTGATGTCGCTGCGCTTGGAAGCGAAACAATAACAACGCCCGAACCACCCGAACCAGCAGTTGACGTAGCCCCACCACCGCCACCGCCTTTGTTGGCGGTTCCGCTTCCTGCTGTGCCAGTATCTGCACCGTTGCCACCGCCACCATTACCGCCGGAACCGGGTGTTCCGCCACCATAAGTAGAAGCACCACCACCACCAGCATAAAAAATAGAAGTTCCTGTAATGCTGGAAGCAACGCCCACGCCGCCAGTTCCCCCAACAGTTGTGGTCCCATTACCGCCAACCGCACCAGCACCACCCCCTGCGCCAGCACCATAATTCCCACTAGATGTTCCAGAGCCGCCAGCAAAACCTTGGCCCGATACACCGGAACCACCTACGCCAAATCCAGAACCTGTAGATTGACCGCCCCCGCCGGAGCCGCCGTTTTTACCACCCGGCAATCCTGATCCTTGAGATGCGCCTCCGCCACCTCCTGTAGCAACAATGCTGTTAAACGAACTATCATTTCCGTTTCCACCCGCTGTTGCTGTGTTTGGCGCGTTTGCTCCCCCGCCGCCAACAACAACAGAATAAGAGGTGCCGGGGGTAAGGAAAGTAGAACCGCTTAACAAACCGCCCGCGCCACCGCCACCACCGCCAAATATGCCGCCGCCTGCGCCGCCTGCAACAATAAGGTAATTAGCGGAGAGGAAAGCACCAGTTGTTACAGAATTTGATGCCGCAGAAGCCGCGCCAGTCCCAACAATGTTGGTTGCCGTGACGGTAAAGGTATAGGTTGTCGAACCACTTAGGCCTGAAACAGAAATTGGCGATGAAGCACCTGTTCCTGTTAAACCGCCCGGATTTGATGTAACTGTATATCCCGTAATTGTGCTGCCGTTGTTGGAAGTTGGCGGCGTAAATGTAACAGACGCCGTTGCGACTGAAAGAGTAGCTGTGCCAATTGTAGGCGCATCAGGCACTGCTGGTGTTTTGAAATATGGACCTGTGCTTGCTGTGCTGGTTCCAATGGCATTGGTTGCGGTAAGCGTTACCGAATAGACGGTGCTGTTCGGGAGCAAAGTTGCCGTCAGTGGCGAAGTTGTCCCCGTCACAGTCTTTACAACTGTTGGACCATTGTAAATTGTCGCAGTTACGCCTGTAATTGGACTACCGCCATCATACCCTGTGATAAACGGAATTTGCACAGATGATGTTGCAGTGATGATTGATGTCAAAACAACAGTGGATGACATGCTTGTCGAAGATACAGTCTGCCCATAAGACACCGTATATGTGCCTGTAGAACCAGCCGTCCCCGTTAACTGAGCCGTAATTGTCGTATATTGCGTAACGCCCGTCCCAGAAACAACTTGCCCTACCGCCAAAGTGCCGCTTGCTACAGCAGTAACGGTCAAAACATTTGTGGCAATTGATGCGGTAAACGTGGCGGAATTGGCAAAACTTGGCGCGTTTGGAACGGAAGCAGCAGGAGTTCCGGGCCAGTTACGCGCACCTAATGATTGTTGCTGTTCGTCCATAGACCAGATGCCAGCCGCCACAGTTGATGTGGTGAGGTTTTGTGGCCCGATAATACCGCCATTCCCCTTACGCACTTGAAATAACCTCTCCAGAAGCGACAGCCTGTAGTTTGCTTGCCGTGTCCGCTGTCAGGCGAAGTGAATCACCTTCTTGCAGATAGATGGATTTAGACAACACATCCAAACCCGCGCCAGCAGGAATGGAAATCTGATACAGTATGTTATAGGCAACAGACGACCGATAAAGGTCTACCGTGATTTTGTAAGATGCCGATGTATCAATGTTTCCGATATACAGCGCATCCAGCTTAACAACCGTGCCAGACGCCGCCGTTGCAATGGCAGTTGCAGACACACCAACAGCTTGCACATAGGTTGTGCCGTAGATTGATGTAACATTGACAATATTTGGATTCGCCATTTTTAACCCCCGAACACAATCGCCATTGCGATTGCCTTCCCTGTTGAAACACCGCCAAGATTGCTAAGTGCGGTTTCTGCTGTTGTTGCGCCCGTTCCACCCGCCAAAACTGGTAGTGTGCCAGCGGTAAGAACTGATGCGGATGTGGAATAGATTGCATTATTGGCAGCAGTAAATGTTGACAAGTTTGTCCCGCCGTTAGCGGTAGGAATGGTTGCAAGTTCGCCTACCGTGCCGGCGTTATCATACAACACTCGGCCTGTAGTACCGCCCGTGATTGTCGTGGTGTTAATAGTAACGCCACTACTCCCGGCCCCGGCGGGGCCAGTTGGCCCTTGAATTCCTGTAGGGCCGGTGGGGCCGGGAACAGTGGAACTTGCACCTGTGGGGCCTGTTGGGCCAGCGGAACCCGTGGGGCCTGTCGGGCCAGCAACGGTGGAGGCCGCGCCTGTTGGGCCCGTGGGGCCTGTTACCCCTACAGTGCCTGTGGGGCCGGTGGGGCCGGTGGGACCAGCAGAACCCGCCCCGGTGGGGCCGGTGGGGCCGGATAGACCTGTTGGTCCTGTCGGCCCTGCTACTGTTGATGCTGGGCCGGTGGGACCAGTAGGACCGGTGGGCACACTAGCCGCAATCGTAATAGAACCTGAACCATTAGTGATTGATACGTTCGTGCCCGCTGTCAGCGTAGCAAGCGTGTATCCTGTACCATTCCCAACAGGGATCTGACCATTGGTAGGGGTGGCCGATAGGCCTGTGCCGCCATAGGCAACCGTAATGGGGCTGCCATTCCATGTCCCGCCATTGACAATAATTGCGGAAACAGGAAATGCACCTGTGCTGATCCCATTCAGTCCGTTCAATAAGGCGGTGAAATTGGCGTCAAGATCCGATGCAGGAACAATCCCGCTCATCGTCCCAAACGTATATGGAAGAGTAACGGGGAACGGCATCAATTAACTCCCAATTCCACGCGATTATACATCATCATGAAGAGAAACTCCAATAGAGAATGTTCCCGCCCACATTTTGAAAATAGATAGGTTGCCCCAGAGAGTTTGTAAAAAAGTATGCCGTAGAGTTTCCAACTTGTTTGACAATGCCGATAATGGGCACTTGCAGATAATTGTACGGCAGGCCGATAGAGCACGTTGCCACAATTGTGGTAGCCGTCATCCAGTTGCCGGGAACAATGTTAATGAGCGGCACGACTTCATAAGTGAACACATATGGGCTTACTATCTTGACGCTGTAGAACCCCATAACAGTGTTCAACGATGTGCCTGTTACCGCAACCTGACTATTTTCCGACAGACCATGCGGCGTGACACAGGTCACCGTGACAACATTGGTTCCTACGGTGGTAATTGTTGTTACGGTCAATTTAACATCAAAAAACGTGATGTCCTTGAGCGGCATAATGCCGTTAGGGTCCAACCCAAGGGGAGGGCCGACAACTTGTGTGGTAATGTTAATCCCATCTTGCGTGATGAGGTCACTGCCCTGCGGGATCGGGATGCCTGTTGTTGGGTCTGTTGCCGTTGGCGTTTGTGCGTACAGATAATCCGTTTCAGAGACGGCAAAGTCTTGAATGCGGGGGTTTACGATCGGCACAGGATCTGCCGGCAGTACAATCGCCCGCAATTGCTGCTGCGCTTCGTCAGTGCATGAGTTGCACACAAGAAGGCGAATATTCTGCAAGCTGGTGCCGCGCCAGTCAAACTGCCAGCGAAGATCAACATGGTTATAGCGGAACCCGCACCTGTCACATATAGCATGTGCCTGTGGACTTTTTGCGCTTGTCCTTGCTCTACCAGCCTGCGATGCGTAACCCATGGTTCACCCCTATCGGTAATAACCGGCTATTTGTGGTGAAATGTACTGTTGGGCCGTTTCAATATTTTGCATTGCGGCAATGTTGTATGATTCGTCTGACAGAGGCTTTAAGGTCTGAATTAGAGCAGGGTTCCAGATCTGTGCTAGGCGCTCGGCAAGACCGTAAGCAAACGCCTCCAACCAGAGATACGGAATCTCCGCTGTTTGCCCGCTAGTGAACTCGCTGTCCTGCAATTGCCTGACACGATAGTACTTCAGCACTTGTGCACTGGTTCCGTCTGGAACGGGCCATAGTGTAAGCGAAGGTCCAGCAGATCCCGTCGAACGATCAGAGCTGATCAGCCGGTCAAACCAGTACACGGTCGTAAACCCCTGCTGCTCTTTGTTCGGATAGGACGCATACTCAGTACGCGATACCGGCATGATGATTCGATCAATTTCAGGGCCGCCACCGCTTGTTATGCCGACATAGGCATCAAGTACCATCATCGTGCTACCATCGACAGGATAGACAGATTGCCCCTGAACCAGCGCAACACTGACAAGATCTACCGCCCAAAGATTGACCCCTTGGTTTGACCACCGGGCAAGCATCATGTTCGAGGCCATACGTGCGGCCTCCATGTGCTCCTGCGCCAGTGAGGTGTTCCTGATGCCTATCAGATTGTAGGCATACAAGGTCAACTCACCGAGCGAAGGATTGAATGTATACGTCCCGCTCGATGCCATTTTAGCCTCTTAGAGTGGGCCTGCCTGTACGACAGACGCTACGACAGTGCCGCTACCACTAGAAATGTTAATGCAAATTGCTTTGCAAGGGGTCGAAAATACACCGCCCGTTGTAGCAGAAACACCGCTAAAACCCGTTGCCACATACCATGTAGCCCCTGCAACAGTGTAACCATCGGCTGACGGATCGTCAAAAGAATACTCAATGTTAAACGTAGGCGTACCAGCCGTAATCTTCGCACCAATTCCTAAGCTGAATGGGCACTGGAAATCATCAACCGCCAAGGCCTTACTACGCCCGGAATTTGTCTGTGTGATGTTTGTATATTTCATCGACCAACACCCTTTTGTCAGCAATCCCACTTGCGGAGGGATTTGTTAATTCGGCTATTTGGATCAGCCGCCTTTGCGGAGCCTGTGAGCTTGCGCTTCATGCCAGTCATTCTAGCGCAAAAACTGTCTTTCCGCGAGCCCCCTTCTGGTTGAGGCCGCTTAATATCGTGTCCTTCAGCCTTCAACGATGCGCGGCCTCTTTCATTAAGACCACCGCTCGGAGACTTGCCTTCTTTGCGGGTCCATGCGTCAGACATGCTTCTCTCCTTACAGAAACGGGGGCACAGTGGCCCCCGCGCTGTTTGCCTATGCTGTCGCGGGAATTAACCCGTGAAGCCGGGGCGCATCGTGCCCTTGTGAGCAGATGACATCACCTGACCACCAGACTTGCGAGGCTTGCGGCCTGCATGATGTTTTGCATGACCTTCGACATGCATTTCGTGGTGCTTTTTAGCCTTACCACCGCGCTTGAAGCCTTCAACCTTGGACTTTGCCTCTTTGGCAACTTCCGAGTTTGCACCTGCATAAATGTCGGTAGGAGCGCGGTCCTCGACCTTATGACCCTTTTGAACTTTACCCTTCATAGCAGTCTCCTTACGACCGTTTAGGCGTTTTCGGCTTGGAGGTAGCGAACGACGATGTCGCCAACCCCAGCACCAGTGTTAGTGGATAGCACATAAATGATCACATCGGTTGCGCCGGTGTTTGACCATAAAGCAGTGCGAGTTTGACTTGCACCCGGACTCGCCGAAACTTGACCCTGAGTCATTGCTACGCTTGCAACAAGTTCAGTTGCCGTTGCGCTAGTCCCAACGCTAAGAGTGTTCGTCGTAGCCCAAGCAAGCGAGTTCAAGAACTGGATGTTCAGGATGTGACTATACGCCGGGATGACGATCCCAGTGTTATAAGCGGTTGGGTATGAACCTGCCTGCGTGATAGACGCCGTCTGCGCCATCGCAACAAAACCAACATTCTTGACAGTGCCCGGCGTTGTGCCGGTCGTGTTAAGAACATTGCCTGCCTTGATAGGGCCAGTAAATGTGGTAGTTCCCATAAGAACCTCCTGCACGAGTTAAGCATACAGTCTGTGCAGAGTCCGCTAGGCCGGTCTGTATGCACAAAAACCTAGATGAAAGCGGGGCTTTTACACCCCGCCTCTTTAGCATTAGGTCGGGAACGAACCCCAGATCGAACGCCAGTTGTAGTATCCGAACGAGTAACGCTCGTAACCCTTAACCAGAAGGTTATCGGTCACAAAGTCGACTTGCATATCGGATTCGTACTTTACACGCTCCATGTACGACAGACCGTCGATGTTGGTCAGCAAGAACCAAGCAGTTGAAGATGTGAGGTAATCGTTGACCAAGTAGCCTTCTGGAAGGCCGCCGGCGGTCATCATAATGGCATTGACATCGTTGTCTGCTGTGCCCGGACGCAATTCAGTCTTTGTCAGACGAATAGCAACTGGTTCCAACTGAGCTGGCACGATCAACTTACGAGCACGGGCGAAGACCTTCAGGCCTGCCTGATCTCGGAAATTGTAACGGACAGCAATCATCGCGTTCAGCAACGAGGATTCGTTCAAGTCTGCGTTGGTCGAAGACTGGTTCGAAATCGTGCCACCGTCGATCGGATGGTCTGTTGCGATCAATGCCTTACCATCACCGCCGATAGCAGCGTTATAGGTAGTGGCAGTGTTCAACACGTTCGAGCCGTAGATCTCTTTGGTCTGGAGGAAAGATTCCATCAGGCCGAGGTTCGAAGGCATAAACTGTGTTTTGTACAGGTTGTCATCGATCGCTTTGCGGGTGATCGCATAACCCAGAGCAATTTCAGTGTGCTCTTGGTTGTAGACGTAACGCTCACCAGCGTTGTTGTCGAATGCAGTCTGACCACCTTCAGTCTTCAACTGGGCAAGGCCCAAGAAGCGCATTTCAGCGGTGCGTTCCAACGCCATCTTCGACTCATGCTTGGTGAAGATTTTGTCGTACTGCGATGGGATCTGCTCGTATTTACCCGTGACGCCACGAAGGCCGGGAAGGAGCAGATCTTTGATAGACGCTAAATTAACGGCCATGGATCATACTCCCTTATGCGCCCGTAAAGTTGCGGGTGTTTACGTTGTTAAACGCAACAATTGCCCAGTCATACGGTTGACCAGCGGCAAGAGTACCCGGCGAACCCGGTGGGTCTGTGAGGACGCCAACGATCGTGAAGGGTGCGTAAACATTGTAAGTTGCGGTGTTAATCGTGGAGGTGTCGAGATAAGCACCCGACAGACCATTTGCAGTGTTGCCCGAACCAATGACGAAACCAATCGTCGAACCAGTGTCGGCCAGCGCAATGCCGGTGCTGTCAGACTGTGCAATGAAACG